TCATGCGTAAAGGTTAGTGACAATTAGTAAAAAAACAGTTAAAATAAAAAAATAAGGAGACAATTATGGAAAAATTAGACAAAATTAAAGAAGTTAAGGTTTCTGAACAGCAAATTGAGATTGATCCAAGATCAAAAACATCTGCTGACAAAGCTTATAACTATATTGGTACTGGTGGACCCGAAGAAGAAGTTCAAGGTCAAGGTGCAGTGCTAGCAGAAAAGAAAAGAAAATCAAAAGCGTACTAATATGTGGTTATCGGCAATAAAATTAGCCGTTTCTGCTGGAAGTAAAATTTATGCCAACAAGCAGAAGACGAAAATGGCAATGTCTGAAGCACAATTAATGCATGCTACTAAGATGGCTCAAGGTGAGGAAGCTTACCAAGGCAAATTATTAGAGGCTCGTCAATCGGACTGGAAAGATGAGGCGGTTTTGATAATTCTAAGTTTGCCCGTGTTGGTGCTCGCTTGGGCAGTGATATCGGATGACCCAACAGCGATGGACAAGGTAAAATTATTTTTTGATATGTTCTCGCAGCTGCCGTCATGGTTCACAAATTTGTGGATTCTTGTAGTGGCGTCAATATATGGTATAAAGGGTACACAAATATTTAGAGGAGGAAAAAAATAATGAGAAAAAAATTTAGTAATGGCGGAAATGGTTTAACTAAAGCACAAAAAACTTTACCTGCTGAGTTAAAGAAAAAAATTTTAATGGCAAAAGGTAAAAAGAAAAAAGAAAAATCACCTATAGCTAAAATGATTAAAACGTAATGGCTAAACTTTGTGCAAAAGGCAAAGCGGCTGCCAAAAGAAAATTTAAAGTATATCCATCAGCATATGCAAACATGTATGCATCAGGAGTTTGTTCAGGTAAAATCACACCCGGTGGTAAAAAAGGAAGCAGAAAAAAAGCTGCAGGTGGTGGTTTGATGGCAGGCATGGCTAGAAAAAAAAGAGTAAGTTGTGCGTAGTTATTATTCAGAAGGTGGTTTAAGAAAATGGGTATCAGAGAAATGGGTGGACATTGGAGCACCGAAGAAAGACGGCAAGTATCAACCATGCGGGAGAAGCAAAGGCTCAAAGAGGAAATATCCAAAATGCGTACCACTTGCAAAAGCCACACGGATGACAAAAGGACAAAAGGCATCTGCTGTCAAACGAAAAAGAGCAGCGGGTAATAAAGGACCAAAACCAACTAACGTAAAAACATTTGCATAATGAACTTAGAAAAAGATTTACAAAAACAAATTAGAGAAAAAAGATTAAAAGAATCTGCTATTGCACAACTTAGAAAAAGAAGTAAGGATTCTGTTGCTAGACCTAGAGCAGAAAAAAATATTTTATCAAATAATCCAGAGATGCAAAAAATATAATGAGAAAAAAAGAAAACCCAATTAGAAAAACTACTACAGGTAAAGGTGCTAATTACAGACCAACTAAATCAGGAGCGGGTATGACTGCTAAAGGTGTAAGAGCTTATAGAGCAGCAAACCCTGGATCAAAATTAAAAACAGCCGTAACTGGTAAAGTCAAGAAAGGTTCAGCAGCTGCTAAACGTAGAAAGTCATATTGTGCAAGATCACTTGGACAACTTAAACGATCTTCTGCTAAAACTAGAAATGACCCTAATTCTAGAATCAGACAAGCAAGAAGACGTTGGAAATGTTAGATAGATTAATATATAGATTTTGTGGTTTTTTAGATAATTTAGTTTCTTTTGTGGAAACTTATATTATTAAAATGACAGAATGGTGTTGGCACACAAGAGTAAAATTATTAAACAAAAGGAGAAAGAAAAATGTTAAATGAAGAACTAGTAATATTAAATAAAATACAAAAACTGCTCAAAGAACAATATCAATCTATTGGAGACAATATGATTGGTGGAGGTGTTGACAATATGGAAAAATACAAGTATATGATGGGACAGGCACATGCTTATTTAAGAATATCACAGGAAATATCAAACCTGCTAAATCCTAAGGAGGAAAAAAATGATACTGAAAGACCAGAAAACGTCGTCGACTTCGGAAGAACCGAAAGTTAAATCGGCACTATTAGATAAATACAAAGACGATCATCAAAAAGAAGTTGATGGTTATGAAAGATTGAAAACAAAAGAATCTTCTAAATTACCTAAACCCACTGGATGGAGACTTGTAGTTCTTCCATTTAAAATGCCAGAAAAAACTAGAGGTGGATTATATCTTGGACAAGATACACTTGAAAGACAACAAGTAGGTTCTACTTGCGGTCTAGTTCTTGCTATGGGACCACACTGTTATGATAAAGAAAAATTTCCTGAGGGAGCTTGGTGTAAAAAAGGTGATTGGGTAATTTTTGCAAAATACGCTGGATCAAGAATTCAGATAGATGGGGGAGAAGTAAGATTGTTAAATGATGATGAAGTTTTAGCAACCATCGATAAACCCGAAGATATACTTCATCAATATTAACCACATAGGAGGAAACTATGCAACAAGAAGAAAATAAAACAGTAGATATAGACACAACTGGTCCATCAATGGATGTTGATATCGCTGAAGAAAAAGATCAAACAGAAATCGAACAGCCAGAAGTAAAAGAAGAACTGACTGTAAGACCTGTTGTAGAAGAAAATACTCAAACAGAAGCTGAACCTGAAAAAGTTGAAGCTAAAGAAGCAGAAGCACCAAAAGAAGAAGATGAATTAAAACAATATTCTGAAGGTGTGCAAAAAAGAATAGCAAAGCTTACTAAAAAATGGAGAGAAGCTGAGAGACAAAAAGAAGAGGCTTTAACTTATGCTGAAAGAGTTATGTTGGACAAGAAAAAAGCTGACGAAAAACTTTCAAAGTTAGAACCTGGATTTTTAAAGTCTACAGAAGAATCTATTGTATCTGGACTAGAGTCTGCAAAAGCAAGATTAGCTGCTGCTAGAGAAGCAGGAGACATAAATGCTGAAGTAGAAGCTCAGACTATGATTTCTGAATTAGGTTATAAGCAAGCTAGATTCTTAGAAACTAAAGCAAATCAAGAAAAGGAAAGTAAACTTAAAGAAACTGAGGTTGAAAAACCTGAAGTTAATTTAAATAGACAAGAAGTAGCGCAAGGAACACCTGATCCTAAAGCTTCATCATGGGCAGAGAAAAATACATGGTTTGGTAGAGATAGCGCTATGACTTACACTGCTTTTGATTTACATAAGAAATTAACAGAAGAGGAGGGTTTTGATCCTCAATCTGATGAGTATTATTCTGAAATTGATAAAAGAATAAGACTTGAATTTCCCCACAAATTTGTTAATAATGAACAAAAGGTGGAAACGACCAAACCTGTACAGACAGTTGCATCTGCAAAAAGAAGTACTAAATCTGGTCGCAAAACTGTGAGACTCACATCATCACAGGTAGCAATAGCTAAAAAATTAGGTGTGCCGCTAGAAGAATATGCGAAACAATTAAATATCACGAAGGAGGGATAAGCATATGGAAAATAATAATGACAAACGAACCTCGCGTGCGAGTCAAACTAGAGAAAAAACAGCTCAGAAAAAAGTTTGGTCTCCACCATCAAGTTTAGATGCACCCCCTGCACCGGCAGGTTTTACGCACAGATGGATTAGAGCAGAAACCTTAGGATTTCACGACACTAAGAATGTCGCTGGAAGAATAAGATCGGGATACGAATTAGTTAGATCTGATGAATATCCAGATGCAGATTATCCACAAGTAGAAGACGGTAAATATAAGGGAGTGATCGGAGTTGGTGGCCTTGTGCTGGCAAGGGTACCGGAAGAAATCGCACAACAACGTACTGACTATTATACAAAACAAGCTCAGGACAATGTTGAAGCAGTTGACAACGATTTAATGAAGGAACAGCACCCAAGTATGCCAATCAATATTGATAGGCAAACGCGTGTAACTTTTGGTGGTACTAAGAAATCCTAATTAAAGAATTTCTAAGCCAACAGAGTACACTTAAACTAAACATGTCTAAGGAGGACAACTACTATGGCGACAAATCAAGACGCTGCATTCGGTCTAAGACCGATTGGAAAAGTAGGTCAGAATAGAGACGCACAAGGTTTAAGTGAATATAGTATTGCAGCTTCTGCAACAGCTATTTACCAAAACGATCCAGTTCAAGCGGTGAACACAGGAACGATTGGGGTAGCTGCAGCAGGTGACGCTTTATTAGGATCACTAAACGGTGTATTTTATACTGACGCTACAACTAGTAAACCTACATGGGCTAATCACTTAGATGCATCTAACACTGCAACAGACATTGTTGGATTCGTAAGTGACGATCCTTATGAGAGGTTTGAAATACAAGTAAACTCAACTTTTGCAACGGCTGCAGTATTTTCATGTGCTGATATTGAATATACAGCTGGAACTTCTGCAAACTATTTGTCTAAAGTTGAATTGGACAGAGCATCATTATCACTATCTGATGGTCAATTAAAAGTTATCGGTATCTCTAAAGATGACGAAAATGATAATTTGGCTTCAGCTGGTGTATTAGCATCTAATGCTAATGTAGTGTGTACTATTAATGAGCACTTCCTAAAAGGTACAACAGGAGTATAATATGGCGATAAGTAGAGGACAACTAGTAAAAGAACTAGAACCAGGACTAAATGCCTTATTTGGCCTGGAGTATAAACGTTATGAGAATCAGCATGCTGAGATCTACACAACTGAATCTTCAGACAGAGCGTTTGAAGAAGAAGTTATGTTATCAGGTTTTGCTCAAGCACAGACTAAGTCTGAGGGTTCAGGTGTAACTTTTGACAATGCTCAAGAGACATACACTGCAAGATACACTCACGAGACTGTAGCTTTAGCATTTTCAATCACTGAAGAAGCGATTGAAGATAACTTGTATGACAGACTTGCTAGTAGAT